AGCTGATCAGAGCTGCTCTTTGGGAGCATATCTGTAATGCCGATATTCTGGTGCGTGGAGAAGTGATTCGCAAGACCCACTCTCAACCGTCCGGAAACCCCCTCACCGTGATTATCAATTCATTGTTCAACGGTATCGTAATGCGAATTGCATACATGATTTTAAAGAAAGAACAAGGTTTGCCAGCTATTTGTGATTATCGGAAGCATGTTGCCGAAATCATTTATGGTGATGATGACATTAAGTCGGTTAGTATTGAAATACTTGACTGGTTTAATCAGCTCACCTTAACTGATGCGCTTGCTTCCTTTGGTCTCACATACACTGATGAAACCAAGACAGGAAACATTCTTCCTTTTAAACCACTGGAAGATGTCGCTTTCCTAAAGAGAAAATTCGCTATCCAATCTGACGGAACTTTCTTGGCCCCTATGGATCTTGAAAATGTTCTTGAAATTACAAATTGGGTACGCGGAAAAGCTCTCAAGTCTGCAACCATTGAAAACTGTGAACAAACGATCATGGAACTCTCTCTCCATCCGCAAAATGTATATGAGTTTTGGAGTACTCGTGTACGAGAGGAACTCGCAGCAGTTGGGCTGAATATTTCAGTACCCACCTACTTCGAGCAGATGGAGGTGTACAAATATAACCGCGATTTGTACTCTCGGACAGAATATGTTCCTCTATGGTGAACTCCTACGGCCCTGACCCGGAAATGTGATCTTGGATTGAAAATACAAACGGGATAATTGTCTTTCTACTGCTATTTCCTTGCCTCCCACAGAGTGTTGCTGTGCTCTGGTGATACAGCTCCCGACTTCAGGGTGAATAGTCATCTACCCCTGTCGTATTACATGACTGCTAGTACTTCTAATGATAATTCTAATGGTTCCGTTTCGTATGACCATGACCAAAATACGAAAGTTGATTCGACCCGTGGAAAGTTGCTTACTGATGTTCAAATGTCTGCTGATGCCGTGCCAATGCCATCTACTTCTACTCAGATGGCCTTGAACGATACCACCAGGCATGAGATAATGAGTATTCTTGAGCGTCCCGTAAATCTTGGCACTTTTGAATGGAAAACCGCTGATGGCGCTATTCCCATTCAACTTAATGTTTCTGATTACGATGCTGACACTAAGAATTTCTTACAACAGTTCAATTTTCCACAAGATATCTTCACAAATTCTCCATTAGTTGTTGACAAATTGAAAAACTATCAATACCTTAAAGCCGATATTGAAATTGAAGTCAAAATCAATGCTCAACCCTTCTTGCAAGGTGCTCTTATGCTTGTTTATAATCCTTATTATGATCAAACTGGAGATTTCAGGCGCAAGGGAACTCGATTCCTTGCATCTCAAACCTCTTGTCCTTACAAAATTGTCAGTATTGAGGAAGGCAATTCTCTCAAATTAATTTGTCCTTATGCTAATATCTATGACCTCTTTGATCTTGGAAACTCTCAGAACCAGTTTGGTTCCGCCTTTCTGTACGTATTTTCAACTCTTCTTGGACCTAACGCTGCTGAAACCGCTAAATATACAGTCTTTGCCCGCTTCATTAACCCTCAGTTTTATGTTCCTACACAAAATGATGTTATTGCTGCTGCGCGTGATCAACATGAAATCAAACGACTTGAATCCAAGGGATATCGTGTTGCCCAGTCTGATGTCCGACCGATTTCAGCTGCTGACACAGGTGAGGTGGAAACGCCTGGCCCAGTGTCCAAAGTTGCTAGCGGTGTGACAACCATAGCAGATGTTCTCTCCGGAGTTCCTGTTATTGGCAAGATCGCATCCACAGTAGCATGGGTTTCACGTGCAGTAGGTAAAACTGCTGCCTCTTTTGGATGGTCTAAACCTACATCTATACAACCACAAAGTAAAGCTGTTATTAAACCAAACCATACCCTGATTCACACAGAAGGAAATGACGACGCAACAACTCTTGCTCTTCTCCAAGACAACGGAATTGATGGCTCTTCTTTTATCCCTGAAAACAAAGACGAAATGAATTTTGAATATATATTAGGACGCCCCAATTTCTTCCATGCCCAAACCGCTGCATCTGCATTGTTTTCTGCTCGAAAACTCATCACTGCTTGGGAGGTTTCTCCTCTGTCACAGTATCAATATGGAAATAGTGAAGATAGCCAAACCATGTACCTCGGAAGCTTCGCTTATGCGAGCATGATGGGTACTCTTTGGCGCGGAACTATTAACTATGATATTATGGTAGTTAAGACTCCTTACCATCAGGGCAGATTTGCTGTTGTTTTCCTTCCCGAAACCAACATCGCAAATGTCCCTAGCACACTTGGTGAGTTACTGAACACGAATTACAATGTTGTTTGTAATCTAAAAGATAGACAAGATGAGATGG